TGCTCATGGATCACCACCAGGGACAGCAAGTGGGCCCCGCCGATCTTGGTGGTGCGCCAGTTGATGATCTGCTCGGCCTCGTAGCTGTTGATGGTGGCCCGGATCAGGCCGGCGGCCTGCTGAGCGCGCGAGGCCGGCGCATCGGTGGTCGGGTAGTCCACCAGCAGGCCGGCGCGGCCCTTGCCGAGAACCTGGCCCAGCACCTCCTGGCTCTGCTGGTAGATGCTCACCCCGGCGCCGTCGGCATCGCTCTCCAGGTAATTGAGCGCGCCCGGGGCGGTAAAGGTCGGCACCTTGCGGAACACGGCGCCGATCAGGCCCTCGCGGGTGTAACCGGTGGCGTTGTAGAAGCTGGCCCGCTGCTTATAGCGGTCGTAAACCGCCTTTTTTTGGTCCGGGTTTTCCTCAACAGCGGACGGGTTCGGCAGGTACTCCTCGCCCCGCTTCTTGACGGCACGGTCGCCACGGCAAACGTCGCCCACCAGTGCCCAATCCGGCTTGGCGTTCAGGTACTCCTGGCGTTCAAATTGCACGTCTGCCATTAGAAATTCATTCTCAGCTTGGTGGTGGTGGCCGGCTTGATCGCCGGGTACTCGTAATGGATGAAGTAGCCGCCGGCGTCATTGGGGTGATCCAGGTCGCCGGTCTTGTCCGGCTCTCCGTTATCCGCCCAGGGCTGCTGTTCGAGCGAATCCGCGTAGCTTGGGCACGTGTCCGTGTTGACCAGATAGCGCCGTTCGCCCTTCGCGTTGCAGAACATGGCGTTCATGGCGTTCACCCGGTCCTTGACCGGCGGGTTCGCCTTGGGCGCATGCACCGAGAAGCCGGCATCTCGCAGGAGAGCCAGGTCCGTGGTGCTCGCGTTGACGGATTTCCTCGAATCCCCGGAGGCGTCCGGGTAAATGCGGATCTCGCAGGTCTTTCGGTAGTCGCCGTCGGCGTACTCCCAATACCGCTCTTTGATCCGGCGGATCATGTCCGGCGTGTCATAGCCGTTCAGCAGCTCATCCACCGCCCTCGGTTTTCCGGCCCGCTTCACATGGGTAATTGCCGACATCTTGCCGACGTTGAAATCCATGCCGATGAACAATGGCTCGCCGTTCTGGACCGTGTCCCCGCAGTGGTTCAGCTTGCGGTCGAACTGGTGGTAAACCGTGCCGGAGAGCAAATTGACGAATTGACCTCGGAGGTACGCCCGGATCAGCTCCGGGGTGTACGCCTCCAACATCGCATCGATGTAGTCCTCGGGAAGATTCGCCTCGTTGTCGAACGTGGAGGCCTGAATCAGGCCGTACCGCTTACGCAGCTCCGGCTTGTCCCGCAGGGCCTTAACGAACTGCCGATAGACGAACTTGAAGCCTTCCGGCGTCGTCGTGACATCGATGCCGTTCTTGACCCCGTGCACCTTGTAGCGCATCCGGGCCATGATCTTGCGCCAGGCCTGCTCCGCCTTCTTCTCGGCGAGCAGGTCCAACTCATCGACCAGTGCGTGGCCGATCTTGAAACCAACGATGTTGGCCGGGTCATCAATGGAGCGGCAGATGATCGAGCCGCGATACCGAGACCCGCTGTAGACCTCAACTTCATGATCGCCGCGCTTCACCCGGACCCGCAGGTCCATGGTCTCAGCCACCTCGGCAATCGTTGGGTAGAAGATGTCGCGGATCAGGGGGTACGTCGGGGCGAAGTAGCCCTGATTGATCTTAGGGTGCTCGTAGAAGTGGGCCAGCATCCCGGTGCAGCCCACCCATGTCTTCCCTGAACCAAACCCGCCCACATAGCCGCGATACTTGTGCGGCAGATTCAGGAATTGGCCTTGAGGGACGTTAAGCGGTGTCCTCACCACCCTTGCGTGTTCTGGCATCCTGAACCTCGAAAACGATCTTCGTTGGCGGCAGGTCGGCGCCACCACCGGCGGGGTCTGGATTCCTCTGCCACTTCTCGCGCTGTCTGTTGTGGAGCCACGCCAAACAGGCGGTGGTATCGGGCGGATAGTGCTCGATGTAAGGCTCGACCACCGGCTGGCCCTCGTACTGCATGATCTTCACGGCCTCATGGCTGTACCCGCAGGCACGGCGATAGAGGCTTTCAACCACATTGGCGTCGGCGAGAGTCTTGCCCTTTTTTAGGGCCTGAAGAAACTCAGAATGCTTCGTCTTCCAGGTGTTCAGGGTGCGCTCTGTCACCCCGAAGAACTCGGCCATTTCCTTATCAGTAAGGCCCAGCTTGGAGAGCTTTTCGGCTTGCTCCGCATATTCAGGTTGATAGCTTGTCGGTCTGGCCATCACCGATGACCTCCTATCCTGGGCCCCGCCCAGTTACTCGTTGCCGGGCACCGCCCGGGTTGGCTTTACTGGTCCGTCTGTGCCGGCGCGTTCTTCTCGATGATGATGGCGTCCATCTTGGGCATGACGCCGGCCAGGGCGATCAGCAGGGTGGCTATGGTCACCAAGCCGCCCAGGATCCACACCGCCCCGCGCACAAACGAATTCATCTTGGCCAGGACGACCTTCATCTGGGTGGTGTCCTGGCGGATCACGTTCAGGTCTTGAATGCTGGCCTCCAGGTTGCCCACCCGGTGAGGGAGGCGCTCGGAGTCCAAGGCGTTTACGCGGTGGCGGAGAGTGTGCACTTCCTGCTCCACTGCCCCGAGTCTCGGGGGGATGCTGTCCATGTCGT